CCATATTTTCAACTGTCCATTCATTCATTTTACTCCACCTTTATTAGTAATCTTTTTCTTTATAAGTTCAAGTTGCTTATCGGAAAGGACTGACAGTGCGGCGACTGCTTTAGGATAGGAGTAGTTGTAGTATGCTCGGACATATTCTAATTCTTCACTCTTATCTGCTTTCTGCCATTTATCAAATCGCTTTCGCTTACTAATACTATTTAGTAAAAAGTCAAATTGTAACTTTTTAGAAAGGTGGTGTCTTTGGTTCATCTCATTCGCTTGAAGTACAGTATCGATGCCCATACTCAAACCACGATTAACAATAAAAGGATTGTATTCTTTCTCTGTCAAATCATCAACAATCATTTTTTCTTTTGTTGCAGTGATTGCTTTAATATAATCAAAAGGTGTTGTCATAATTTAATATCCGGTTTCACTCTGTTGAAGTATACTTGACTGTATCTCCAATTGTTCTCTGTCCATTCACTGTGGTCTTCCATATACGCACCATGAATGTACCAACTTGGATAGATGATAGTTCTATTTTTCTTTCCTGCAATGACTTCTGCTAGTTCAGCATCTTCTGCTATATTAGCACGAACATCTAATGCTTCATCAATTGTTTTATCATATGATTTATAGAATGCTGTTCCATGGTTTTCATTATCATTCAAATATGTAACTGACGCTATAAACAATGATGTAGTACTATCTCGGTGAGGCATCATTTGTATATCATTACTCTCTGGAGGATTTATCCAAGAGAAACAGTTAAACTGATAGTCGTGTTCTTCATCAATACAATCATAACCAAGATAGTTCTTCGCCATATCTCTGATTAGCATCTGTATTTCATTTTCTTTAGGATGGTCTGTTTTAGTGACTTGAATGTTGTGTCTACAATCAAAGTAATCTTTATAGTTAGCACTATCAGTACCGTAATGAAAAGAAGGAACCCATGCTTGGTCAAGCATCAGCGCAATATCACTTGGATACTTATAAGTCTGGTCTATCACTACGATAGGTCCAACACCTTCAATTTCATACTTCTTCGTTAGTAGACCATCATTTAACTCAAACAGTTCATGGTGTAGATACGGTATCGGCATTTACTTAAACTCACAATCAACCATCACCTCAGTAAAGAATGCGACCATGTTGACCTCTTGGTCTGCAACATGAACATTCTTATACTGATAGTCTGCAATCTTTAGAACGACTAGAGGAATACTCTGCGGTTGCATGTACTCGCTCATAGTGTCATAAACTTTACGATAGATATCTTGTGCATCAGATGTGTGAATAGTGTCAGCGACCCATTTACGCATCTTCTGAAAGTCTTTAGTTTTGCAGTAATCAACAACTGCTTTAATCTCTACATCTCCGGAGTTGTTCGCCGCTTCTGCATCGATACGACCACCGATAGAAATTTTCTGTAGTTCGTTGAGTGTGCGTCTAAAGTCAGGAAAGAACTTCGATACAATACCAGCAACGGTGCTGTTTGTATACTCAACATTCTCTAGCGCAAGAATATCTGTTACACGCTTGAAGAAGTTTCCTGCCAGTATAGGTTTTTCATCTTTAGGAATGTTGAACTCAATCACAGAACACCGTGAGTGTAGTGCTGGAATGATTTTGTTCTTATAGTTACAAGTGAAGATGAACCGACAATTCTTACTGAACTCTTCGATAAAGTTACGCAATGCTGGTTGCGTCACTGCGGTCAAATAGTCTGCCTCATCATAAATGACCACCTTACCTCCGCCACCGAAGGACACGGTGCTTGCAAAGTTGGTTATCTTTGTTCGTAAGGTGTCGATATCACCTTCACTTGAACCATTTAGGATAATCCAATCATAACCCATCTGTTCGCAAAGTGCTTTTGCGACTGTGGTCTTACCGACACCTGCAGTGCCGCACAACAATAGGTTAGGGATTTCTCCACTCTCTACAAACTGTAGAAAGGTTCGTTCAAGGTGCTTTGGCAGAATAGCATCTTGAACTGTCTGTGGACGATATTTTTCAACCCACAGAAATTCATCACTTTTAATATCCATCATATAATCCTTATGTTAACCTTCGTATGTGCTATCAGTCTCCAACGCAACCCAATATTGCAGGTTCTTGTTAGCATTCACCCAATGTGAGATGTTCTTACTTGAAACAGTCAAATCATACTCACCTGGAATCATACGCAGGTTATCACGTTTGAAGTAGAAAGAGAACTTAGTTCCGTTACCTTCTGCTACTTCGACATTGAACTGATTTGATGTTTGGTTCTTCTTGTCAGTTGCGATTAGATTGATTGTGTCGCCGTCTGATACTAGACCAATATCATTCAGTTGCATGATGTTAGATGCTTTGAGCAGGTCGGTGTAGTTCGATTGTGTGATACGAACTTTGACTTCTGCACTAGGCATCGTGATTGACTTGGTTGGAGAGACCACAAGAGATGGGTCAGCATACCAAAACTTCGAACTTGACTTACCTTGTGATATAGTCAAGAAGTCATCACCGAGAGTTACATCAGGACTCTCATAAAGTGACAGAACACTCAGCAGAGAATTCAAGTCATAGATAGCAAACTCTTTATCAAAAGTTTCTTCGACTTGTGCTTCCGCTAGAACATTCTTCATTACAGAAATTGTCTGCAGTGTGTTACCTGGTTTGATGAGCAGGTTCTCATTGATTTCGCTGAAGTTCTTCAATACTTCAAATGTCTGTTTACTGATTTTCATTACAAATCCTCATCATGTATATAAAGTTGTATTAGCGCATAGTGTAGAACCTTCAACAGGTCTTTGCGGGCATCACTAGCGGTACCCTTCTTACCGTATCGTTGTGCATACTTTAGTACGTTACCAATACAGAAACCAGTGCCGTGACCGCCATCGATGATGAACTCGGTCGCTTGAAACTTATCTTTCGAATAGTGACCTGCATAGGTACTATCGATGTAGTTCTGAAATTCTTCAATCAACTCTTTCTCGTTGAACTTGTATTTTATATATGACATTATCACTCACTTTTCATGGTATAAAAGAAGGAGAGTGGAGGGGGAGAAAGGTGACTGTAAGATGAGAAACCCCTCCACTCTCCACTCTACTTAGGCAGACTGTGCTAGTGCTTGAAGACCAGCGGCAACTACTGCCTTAGATGGTGTGCCGATACGATACGACACTGCATTACCCTTACCTGTTGGGTTAGCATAAATCATGTTACCCTCAAAACGCAGGTCATGCACACGCTTTGAAACATTGACTGTTGAAGTCTTTGCCTTCTTAGCGAGTTGCTTTGTAGTGAAGGATTCACCAGTTGAAAGAGCAGAAAGGATTTTCGCCTTTACTGAAGTTTTTGCTTTTGCCATATTATAATCACTCCTATATGTTATATGGTTGAGACTGCACCATGCAGTCTCTATCAATTGTTCTAAGTATAATCTTAGAACGGTACTTTGTCAAGGTCTTCTTTCGGTTCTACTACATTTTCACCGAAATCAGTATTGACAACTTCTGCATCAACCTTTGTGTAAAGGTCAATGAATGCAGACTTGGTTTCATCATCAAAGCGATTGATACACATCTGTATCGCCTTCATGCGGTCGTTGAAGACTGCATATGCTTTGACAATGTGGACAAGACGGCGAGTTGCAATCAACTCATCGATGCCTCCGTCCATGAAAGTCTTACGGATAATGTCTGCCCACTTGGTCAGATTATCAGCAAACTCAGCATCAGGTTTCCCTGCGGACTCAAGTTCTTTTTCTACAATCTTACGCTCGGTAGCGACTGCAGGATAATCTTGCTCAACGCAGATTGGGAAACGCTCAAGGAATGCTTCGTTCAGAATGTTAGTGCCGATGAAGCGACCATCTTCTGAACCCTTACCTTTAGTGTTTGCGGTTGCGATAATCTGGAAACCATCTGCAGGTTCAACATACTGATTTACTTTCTTCAGTAGAATACCTTTACCTTCGAGGATTGGTTGCAGACACATAATCTTATTTGATGCAAGGTCAATCTCATCAAGGAGAAGAACACCACCTTGCTTCATTGCTTGAATAACTGGACCATCAAAGAAGACGGTCTCACCATCGACAAGACGATAACCACCAAGCAGGTCATCTTCATCAGTTTCGATAGTGATATTAACACGGAAGAATTCTCGCTTCAACTGAGCGCAAATCTGTTCGACCATCATAGTCTTACCGTTACCAGACAGACCAGTGATGAACACAGGATAGAACATCCGTGACTTCACAATATTCTTAATATCGGAGAACTGACCGAAAGGAACATAGTTAGGATACACACTAGGTATCAGGTTCGCTACGGTGCTATCTACTAAACCGATTTTCTTTTTGACTGGCATCTCAATTACCTCTGCCTTCTGCTCAACAGTGTTTTCAACTGGAGCAACTGCGCCAGCATAGAGTGAGTACAAACCATTGCCAAGTTTGAACTCATCCGACTTGACAATCCAAGACGGTGCATATTTCATACCAATCGAATTAGCAACTTGAACTAATTCAGCACGACTGAACTCAGTCTGTTTTGGGAACATCTCGCCAGCGGCGGCAAAGAACTCATCACGATTTTTCATAATTTAATCACCTTTCTCATCAACTTACATATACATTCTACCGAATTTCGCACGATATGTCAAGCATTATTTTCATTATTTATGGCAATAATGTTGTTTTTTTGCATCATGCCGCAATCTTTTCAATGAATTTCTGCAAAATGACACGGTTCTGAAGTTTACCCTTAGTCATTTTCTTGAATGCGGTGGTCAGTTTACCTTTTGAAGCACCTGCTTCCACATCAAGACCCTCATCATTTATCTCTAGCGCCTTGCCGCCTTTGATGACATACAATTCATCAAGTCCAGAAGCAAAAGACACTGCACACTTCTCACGGTTGAACATTTTCTTCCAATCTTCTTGTGCCGCATACTGTTCGTAAGAAGTCTTGAAGGCGGTTGAGAAGTACTGTCCGTAAACATAACGAACATCCCTAGTACTGGCGAGGAAGAACCCACAGGTGTTTGCACCAGTTGAAGACTTCATCAAGGTATAAAGACCTTTAGTAACATCAGAACTATTGATGCGATACTCACCACCATTCGCAATCTCAACAGTCTTTTGACCATTCTGAATGTACAACTTTTTCGCCCAACGGATATTGCTATCAGCATACATCGCTCCGTTTTGATTAAGAGCGAAATAACCATCAACGCTATGACTTGAACCATCGGTCAAGAACACGGTGTTGATAATCTGAACTCCATTACGCTTTTGAAACTCTGGAATCATTTTCATTGCGAGAACGATTGCGGTATCAAGAGGAGTACCACCAAGATAGTACTGGCGAGGAAGACCCCAATAGGTGAAGTCTCCGCCACGGCGGTCAAACATCTGGGAGATTGCAACTAGCATCGCCACAGCATTGTTGAATTTTTGAGTGTTCATTTTCTCATTGAACAGTTCAAGCAACATACAACCCTTGAGAGATATCTCACCAAGATTGGTTGACTGATAATCATTTTGAAGGTCGCCGAAAGTTCGCTTTGCATACTCACTGCTGAATGCATAAGCGGCAAAAGGAATACCAGACTTCTTACAGAACAATGCGAGATTGATTAACTGCTCAACAGTACCACGCAGGTTGTCAGACATTGAACCAGACCAGTCAAGGTAGAACACGATGCCGTGGTTCTTACCGTTAGGAAGAACATTCCGCTTCTGGAAAATATCTTCATTATACTTGTAAGAGAATAGCATATCTGGATTGATAATGCCAGTCTTTGAAGTAGTCGCCCTTGCGTACTGGTCTGCCGCTTTCTTCATTTCGAATTCTTTGTGCAGATAGTTAATGACTTTTTCGTTTTTCTTTTTGAAATCTTTACCGTTCTTCTGAAGAATTGACATAACCCGTGAACCCTCTTCGGCAGACCAGTACTTCGTGCAGTCTTCCCAGATAGTGTCGAAAGGAACAATGAACTTATCGATGTTCACTTTCTTAGGAACTTTGATGTAGAGCGGTGCTTCACTAGTATCAACAAACTGCTTTGTGTTTTCTTGTGTAGCACGGTCAGTAATTGACTTGGCACCAGGAGCGATACCATCAGTTTCTACTGCTTTACCATCCATGTTATCTTTAGGACCATCAGGAAGTTCAGACTTCGAACCTTCTTCTTCAGTCTCTTCTTCTGCATTCTCAGCAGGAGGGGAAGCAGTTTGTTCTTCTTCACCCTCACCTTTTTGAGAACCAGACACTGGAATTTCTACACTGTCACCTTCTTGTGAACCTTCAGTCTGTTCATCAGACTGGTCACCATCTTCTGAAGGCATAGCGATAGTGTAAGCAGACATATCATTTTCTTCATCAGACTGCTTATCTTCTAATTCTTTTTGACAGTACTCATAAATCTCTTCGGACAATTTGATAACATCATCAAAAGTCTCGGTAGTCATTGAGCGATTGTAGAAGTCTAATTCTTGACCTTCAAATTCAATATCGATTTGTGTGCCGAGTTTTGCTTTGAGATTGAGACGGTCAACGAAAAGCATATCTTCTACTGGCATCTTAGATGTTCCAAAGAAGTCTTTTGCTTGAAGCGCACCGTATGCTTGGTAGAAAGGTTTTCTCAGACCAGGATACTTGCGCTGAACAAAACGCTCAATACGGGCGTCTTCTACAACATTGATGAATGAATGAAAGTTCTTATCTTTAATAGTAAGATTTTCTAGACCTTCAGCAGGTGTCCATAGAGCATGAGCAATCTCATGACCAACGAACAGGTCAAGAGTAAGAGCATCGAGGTCGACCATAGTAGGAAGTCGCAGTACACGATTTTTAACATCGAAACTTGCAGTCTCAACTGCGGCGAATTCGACAGTCAAATTTTCTGTCGCCATCAGTTTGGCGAGGACAGACTTGACCTCTTTGACATTTTTGACTTCCATAGTCACCTCTTTTCTCATCATCATGTATACATTTTACCGCACTAGGCAGGGATTGTCAAGCGAAAAATACACTAATTACGGCAAAAATAACAATTATTGCCAATAAATATGCTCCGAGCAGTGCCGAAACACAGAAAATCCAGTAAATAATGCGGAACGGAAGTGTCAGTCCAAACCAAATCGCATTAAGCAGTAACATGTGTAACCTCATTTCTCATCATCTAGTTACACTATACCACAGAACTATTTAGTTTGTCAAGTCTTTTTTGAAAAAAATTTGTATTGATTGTCGCAATTTTGAGTTGGCATGTACTGCGCTAGTACAATGCTCCACATCTTTATTGAAAATTGCTAGGTTAGTTTTTGGTTGAATTGCTTTTATTTCACCATCTTCTTTGTACATGAAATAACCACCAGAATTCTCATCAACATCATTTAGATAGATTGTCATTGCGGCATCGTGCGTAGTATCATCGTGCCAAGGAATAAAACTGAACTGTGTGAAATAGTGAAAACAGGCATTATAAGTTACATCAGGAAAAATATTCTTCAAATGCATATCTAATATTTGAATTAAAGTTTCATCTTGAATTACATGAGATATAATAGGAAAACTACTTAATATCAAACCATCATCCCAAGCGGCGTTGGTTTTTAGATTACAATCAGGAGAATAGTAAATTTCAGTACTAAGTCTTCTAGCATAAAACAATGCATCAGGACTTAGAAATTCATTATAAAATTTTATCATTATTTTCTAAATATGCTTACAAAAATTTTGAAGTCATCTGAGTTTCTTTGAAGTTTACTAATTGTACTTGCATATGCAATTGACTTAGAACCATCGTTATGTCTCTCATAGTGCTTTGTTGCATTAAGAACACGGTCACTAATGTCATTTGTATATAACTTTTTCAATCCATGAACTTTCTCTAATACACTTTCATAATTTTTATATTCAAACTCATTAGATGTAGATTGAACAATAACAAGAATACCATCATTTGATAATGCTTGTGAAAATCTCAACAATAGTGCGCTCTTATTATCAT